TTAAATCATACGCCTTCCAGAAAGACGAAAACGGACTGATCGAACTCACACCGAAAGCAGCGGCAATATCATTAATTGTCATCAGCATAATTTTCATGGCGGTGACTAAATGGGCAGGGTAAGGAGGTAAGAGATGAGAAAACACAACTTGAAAGGGAAGAGGTTTGGCAAACTCGTTGTAGTCGATGAAAGTTCAGAAAGGAAATATGGCAATGTTGTATGGGATTGTATTTGCGATTGCGGGAATTCGGCAAAATATCGCAGTCGAGTTTTATTGATTGGCGAAGCGAAATCGTGTGGGTGTCTCCATAAAGAACAAGCCTCAATCAACCAAGGGTTGATGAATCTTGCGAATAAAGAGATACACACAAAAGAAGGTGTTTACTTACCATCATTAAGAAGAAAAGTTCAAAAGAGAAGTAAAACGGGTATTAAAGGAGTGTACTGGAGAAAAGATGGTTATGTTGCAAATATCACTGTCAAAAAAACACCCATTTATTTAGGTTTTTATAAAAACAAACAAGACGCAATCCAAGCTCGAAAAGAAGCGGAAGAAAAATACTTCAACCCTATTTTGAAAAAGGAGAACAGTCATGACCCTACTCAAAAAGAAAATACGCAGAGAAGCTAAACGCAACAACCTCATGCAGCGTGACCTAGAAAACGCCGTCGAAGCACTTACTCGGAAAAATAGCAGACAGCACCTTGAAGCACAAATCTACACGGACGCCATCACATACGACAGTGAGAGGTTGTGGCAAGTGGCTCGTGAGGTTATTCAATTTAATAAAGATGTGGAGGCACTATCATGATAAACATATTAGCACCAGCGGTATTGTATATCGAATTTGTTTGTATGATGTCTCGGGTTATGAGTATGGCTACTGAAGGGGAGGGAGAATACAAATGACCTACGTACCAGATAACTTATCACAGCTGCCAGACGAACCTGTTCAGGCAGAACATGAGTATCTCTTCAGTGTGACCGTACCCATGACAGTAGAAGTCAGAGTGTCCGCCGTTGACGAGGACGAAGCGAAGAAAGAAGCGAAATGGGAGTTGGATAGAAAAGACGCGAAACGGTTGATCACTGATTATGACTTATCAGAAATGAAATTTGAGGAAGTTGAGCAAATATAAAAAAAGACACCTTTGCAGAGGTGTCAGAGGAAAAACATTTCTACACTAATCATAACACACAAGGAGTTGAAATTGTGACATCAGAAAAAACAATTGAGAACAACATCAAAAAGTTTTTAGATTCGCTAGGTGCTTACCACGTAAAGATACATGGTTCTGCATATATGCCCGCAGGCACACCTGATTTATTATGTTGTGTAAACGGAAAGTTTGTAGCAATCGAGGTTAAAAAACCAACGGGTGGAGTGGTTAGCGAATTGCAGAAGCTAAAAATAAAACAAATTCGCAATGCAGGTGGTATCGCTTTTGTAGCAAACGGTTTGGATGTGGTGAAGCGTGAGTTCAAAGAACACAACATCCTTTAGAGACGACATATTGTTCGAATCGCAGAAGATAGTATTGCATCAAGCAAAGTCGAATTATCTTTATGCTTTGGATACTTCCACAGGAAAAACATTAATCAGCATACATCACTATCTAAAGTTTTCTAACGGTGAGCCTTTGTTAATCGTTGCGCCTCCAACAGTCAAATTAGGTGGAGGATGGGACAGGGAAATGAAGTTGGTACAAGAAACATACGGTATTGAAATAGATTACGAAGTGTTGTCTTATGGTGTGCTAGCTAAGAATCAAAATAATTATGACGGTTATTTTATTATATTCGACGAAGCACATTATGTTAAATCTTCTACTACAAAACGTGGTAAGGCTGCATATAACATGACTCAAACGTGTACACATTTTATCTTATTATCTGCTACACCTAACGCCAACGGCATTGAAGATATGATTAATTATTTTAAAATGTTTGGATTCGCTAAAAACAAAACGCAGTTCAATAAAGAGTTTGCTATTTTTGAAAAACAGTACCTCGGCACACGATCGTTCATGAAGGTGGTTGGTTACGAGAACAAAGATGAAATCATGGATTGGTACAAGTCGTTCACCGTAACCGTTAAAAAGCAAGAAATGGTGGACTTGCCAGACATCGTTTTTCAAGACGTGTACTTCAAGCCATCTAAAGAACACAACGTTATTAAGAAAGATAGAGTGTTCGATGATATTGCTTTTGACAACATTCCAAAACTCATGCACGGCATGAGGTATTACGCAAACCGCAAAGACAAACAAGCGTGGGTCAAAGACTTTTTAGAAGGCACGACGAGTAATGTTTTGATTTTCTATGTTTATAAAAGCGAGTACGAAGCTATAAAAAAAATTGCAGACACGTTAGAAAAAGAAACGTACACCATCAACGGTCAATTAAAAGAGTTTACGGATAGAGACAAATGGAACGAGTTAGAGAATACCGTAACAATTGTTCAGTACCGTGCAGGTGGCGCTGGCATTGAATTACAGTATTGTAATGAAGTTATCTTCTACACGCCTGATTACAGTTACCAAGACTACGCACAAGCCTTAGGACGTGCGTACAGATACGGGCAAGAGAACAAGATAACTGTTCATAAATTTGTAACCAGAAACACTGTTGAAGAAAACGTATGGACAGCATTAGATAATAAAGAAGATTTTGATATGCAAGTATACGCAGAAACGAAGTTAGGAGTTGAGTAAGTGAGTATACAAGCGATAGAAACAGTTTACAACGATTACAAATTTCGCAGTCGATTAGAAGCAAGGTGGGCGGTTGTCTTTGACGCATTAAACCTTAATTGGGAATACGAACCAGAAGGATTTATTTTGCCAGACGGCACATGGTATTTACCCGATTTTTATCTAAGGGATGCAGAATGGTTCGTGGAAGTCAAAGCCGACAGACCGTTAAGTGATGAAGAAAGAAATAAAGTCCATCAACTAGACGACATGGTTATGGATGATGGAGATTATCCGAGTTTGGGATGTTTAGTTACACCAAAACTAGAATTAATGAGACTAGACCCACACACAGATGATTTTTATGAAGATTCACAACGACAAAAATTATTCTTCCAACGCATCATGCCACTGAATAAAAATTGGAATTATGGCGTAGCGAATAGAGCCATATTAAAAGGCAAACAGGCACGTTTTGAACATGGAGAGAGAGGTTGATTAAGTGGTAGGTGATTTCAAAGGCTTTGGGTTACAAAAACAAGACGACAACGTAACCAAGAAAAGAAACGTATATTGTGGAGGATCAGATATTCCAACCATTTTAGGTATAAACAAATACAAAACGCAGTTTGAATTAGCTAAAGAAAAAACAGGACTAGTCGAACGTGAATTTGTCAGCAATGAGTTTGTCAAGTTCGGAAACATCCTTGAACCGCACATCAGAGATTACATTAACGCAATGAATGGCACAAGTTTTATAGAAGAAACGTACATTGATGAAGTAAAAAAAATACGTTCCAACGTGGATGGCATCGACAAAGAAGAAAATATTTTACTGGAGATTAAGACACATGGCGCAAATCCAACACTGAAAGTCTATGAAGTACAGATGCAGTTGTATATGTATCAATCAGGTGCAGAAGTTGGTTGGTTAGCTTTATATCAACGACCAAAAAACTTTGATACCGAGTTCGATGCAGACAACCTAAAAATAAAAGTTATTGAACGAGACGAAGAATTGATTGCCAAAATTTTAGATTCAGTCAAGTTATTTTGGTCACGCTGTGAACTCTTAAAGGCGAATCCAAATATAGACGAACAAGAGTACCTCACAACAGATAATGACATGGAATTGGCTTTAGCGAAATTGAATAACCTCGCTCCTGCATTAATCGAGGCGAAAGCGCAGCTAAAGGAAATCGAACATCAAGAAAAAGAATTAAAAGACTATTTATACGAACAAATGGAAGAAAATAACATTAAAAAAATGAGTACGCCTTTATTAAATGTCACTCGTGTGTTGCCAAGTACGTCTACTCGATTCGACAGTAAAGCGTTCAAGGAAGAACACCCAGACTTGCACGAGCAATATTTAAAAGAGAATCAACGTAAAGGCTACGTCAAAATAACGGAGGCTAAGGAATGAAAATCAAACTTGAACAAACAACCAAACACTTTGCCGTACAAGAATCAGAGGCGAATGCTTTAATCGAAAAAGCAAAAGAAGAAACGACTGGTGAAATCGTAAAGCAACAAATCGACTTAAAGAATCACAAAGATTATGGGGCATATTTTGAAGTCACGATTAAAGAAGAATTTACGACTAGTCGAAGTATTTTAGAAAATGGATATTAATAGAGAAGGAGTTTTATGAATGGCAAGTATTTTACCAAAAAACACACCAAAGCAAACCGTTGATACACCAAAGAATTTTTTCCTTTATGGCGCAACAATGAGCGGGAAGTCTTATCTAGCCGGCGAGTTTCCGAATCCGTTGTTTTTCGACACAGATGGGAATGCGGATGCTAACCCTTATCCAAGTATTCAGTTAAGAAACATCCGGAACAAAACAGGTGATGGCTTTTCTCAAAACGTTATCGACCAGTTAGATCAAGCGATATTGGAACTGCAAACAACAAACCACACATTCGAAACCATTGTATTAGACGTTATCGACGATATTGTCGTTATGATTGAACAATATATCACGGTTAATGCAGGCGTCGATAGTTTGGGAGACATTGGTTACGGAAAAGGCTATGCCGCATTCAATAACATCTTTCAACAATTAGTGATTGATTTAAAGGCTCTACCAATCAACGTCATTTACGTTAGTCGAATCAGTACATGGGAAGACAATGGCATTCAAAAAGAAGAGCCGTCGCTTAAAGAGAAGCACGTCAACATCGTTAATGGGAACTGTGACTACATGATTCAAACGAAAAAAATCGGTAAGAATTATATGCGCATTGTTAAAGCGAAACGCAAGAACTACCAACGTGACAAGATTGACAACGAGCAGATTCTAACCATTTTAGATACGGTCACAGGGGCATTTGAAAAATCACGCAGAACAGACAAACAGACACAAGAACGTATCGCTAAGAAAATGGAACAAGAAGAAGAAGCCAAAATTTTAGACACAAGGACAGAAGAAAGCATCGCGAAGGCAGAAGCCGAATCAGAACACGTTGTTGATCCGCCTAAACCAGTCGAAGAAAAAACAAAACCTAAAGACACGCCTGTAACAAAAGCGACAGAAGGTATCGTACGCAAACGTAAAAGACCACAAATTTAATTAAAAAAACTACACACACAAAAAGGAGAATATATTATGTCATTAAAAGATTTAGCCAACCAAACACTAGAGAGTTTTAACCCAGCCACAGACAACGCAAGCCAACAAGAGCCAGAAGGGTTACCCGCAGGCGAATACGATGTTGTATTGAACAGCATTCAGTTTCAAGTGTTCGATAGTGGGTACGAGTGTATCGCAGTGGATGCAGAAGTGTTAGCCGGCGAAGAAACAGGGCGGCACGAGTTTATTAACATTAACCTCGATCCTGACTTTGTGACAAGCGCAGGCGTCAAGTTGTATGAAGAATATCCGTTCATGTTGACACAGAATATTAAATACATCAGTCAATTGGCATTTGCTGTTGGTGTCACACTAGAAAACGACGATTGGGAAGACATGGTGTCCTTAGCACAAGCATTTGATGAACAAGAAGCTAAAGGACAACAGTTCATTTTAGAAGTTAAGAAATCACAAAACAAAGCCAAAACAAAAGAGTACACAAACTATGTGTTTGCGAAGTATGCAGATGAAGACGATGAAATTAGTATCAATGACGAAAACCTGCCCTTTTGAGCACACACGAAATAAAGAGATAGCCTAATGATACGCATAATTAGATTGGTAGCAGAGGAATGATAGAAGGTGACAGACCAAACATACGCCGTATTGATTGACAAACAACCCTTTAAGTCAAAGCCAACACCACAACAGATTCCTTCTATTAATAGTCGTAT